TCCGCTCGTCCGCGGCCAGCTGGCGGGCCGCTTCCTTCTCCTGCGCGCGCCGGTCCCACTCGGCCCTGACCCGTGCGCGGTCCTCGTCGTTCCCCGTGGCGTAGTCCTCCTCGAGCTGGAGGAGCGTCAGGGTCTTCACCTGGTCCCCAGGTGCGCGCCGAACCACTCGGCGGTCTGGCGGGCGTCGAGGGCCCTCATGTCCAGGGGTCGGATGGATTCGGACGAACGGGGGCAGGCCTTGCCAGGGACGCAGAGGGATCTGATCTGGCAGCCGGCGCAGCGGACGGGGATCGAGATGGCGGTGTTCATGGCGCTACCCGGGGGAATAGCTGCTTAGCGAGCCAGACCTCTCCCTTGCCCGTGACGTAGGTCTGCGTGTAGAGGTGCTGGCCATCGTCCGGGCCGTAGCTGGCCTCGACCACCCTGAAGAGGCCGGCGTCGATGTACTCCTGATAGGGGAGCCAGGACCGGCCTCGGCGGAAGATGATCTTCCGGTCGGCGAGGACCTCGAAGATCTTGCGGGGGCCGATGCCGTTGATCTTCCCGATCTCCGAGAGCGGCTTTGATCCCTCGGCCGAGGCGATGCGGTCGGCCACGGCGGCCCGGGGCTCGAGGTCGGCGATCTGCGCTGCCTGCTCCGAGATCCGGCGCTGCATGTAGGTGATGACCTCAATGGTCTTCATCGCCATCTCGAGTTCGGTTGTGGCTGCGAATCTTTTTTCGCAGGCCATTTTCACTGCCGTTACCTGGGCCTCGTCGAGATACGTGGTCTCCCGTTCCTTTACTAGATCAGGGAACAGTTCCTTGACCTTGAGCTGGATCGTCCTTGGGTCATACCCAAGCGCTTCCGCGACCTCGCGCACAGTCATCCTGCGCTCGCCGAAGGGGAGAAGGCTGTTCATGTGAACCTCCATTCATGAAGGCAGGGGCGATGGCCGATATTCGGGGGATCTAGAAAGATGGAGGGCGCCATGGATGTGAAGCACGGATGCGGTCTACCCGAGTGCGATGACTTTCGTGTTGTTGATACGAGAGACGACGGAGTCGCCTTCGTGATGTGCGAAGGCTGCAAGGGCATCGTCGGGACAGTCACATCGCCGAGGCTCCTGAAGCAGATCGAGTCGCACCTCGCCTTCATCGAAGGATCCCTTCGTCGTCGGGCTTGATCGGCATAGCGCTGATCGACAGGTCCATGACGAGGGCTGCGCAGGTGAGACGGACCTCGAAGACCACGTCCCAACCGAGCGGGAGGAGCGCTTCACGGATCTCGTGGGCGTCCTGCTCGGTGAACTTCCTGTCGAAGTCCCTCGTGGTCCTCACCTCGTGGGGGGTATCGATTCTCATGACACCTTCTCCCTGGCTGCCCGGGCGTCCCGGAGGAGAACTACGCGGGCGTAGTCCCCGATCTTCCCCCCGACCTCGGCGACTCTGGCGACATAGGCGTCGTACTCTTCCCAGTTGCGGAACTTGACACCGACCGGAGGAGGAGTATTCTTACTTCTATCTAGCCGTCTGCTCATTTGTCGTACCTCGACCTGAATCCTATACAACAAAAGTGCAGTCGTCAATAGTTAAAATGCAGTAAATAACACAAACTTGCTAACTGAATACCCAACAAAGATTTATGATTGCATGAACTTGGGAAGGGAGTAATCTTGATACTATAAAAATGCATCCACACCGCTTGGCTATTTATGTGTGGGGAGAGGTGGGCAATGCCAAGCGACAATCCGGCGTTCAGTTCGAATCTGCGCGCTGCGTTCGCGGCGGCGGGTCATACAGTGCTGGAAGCCTCAAAAGCCGTGTCGGTGCCCAAGAGAACCATAGATAGCTGGCTGAGTCCTTCGAATCCCCGGATTCCGCGCGCCGATGAATGTGCGAGGCTCGCGGCATATCTGGGAACCACTGTCGAGAAACTGTCGAACATCGATGTTCCCCAGCAGGTCGCGTCGCCCGCCTTCGCCTTCGGGGACATAATCCAGGACCTCAATATTCTTCCCGACTACCGCCTCGAGGATGTTCGTCGGCTCATCGCGCCCTGGGCTAACGAAGCACGAGGGGCTTCCCAGCAGATCATCGATATCGTCGCCGACCTCAAGGTGCTGCCGGGCGATCGGCTCGAGGATCTGCGCCGGCTCGTGCGGCCGTGGGCTGAAGAGGCACGCGGTGAGGTGGAGAGGGGGACGGAGAAGGCGGGCTAAACGCGAGGGGGCGCTGAATCGATCATCGGCGCGGATCCTGCTCTTCCCGAGCATGAAAAACGCCATCGAGGATATAGCGCTCTTCGCCTTGCTCGCGGCAGAGTCCGCAGTCATGATCGGGGCGATGATCTAGGAGGTGGGGATGAAAGCTAGGTGCGTGGTTCCTCTTGTTGTGGCGACTGCGGTTCTACTCATCTCCTGCGTAACAATCGGGCCCACCAGGGAAGCCCTTCGCTCGAGGTGGATCGGTCGTCCTGCTGAAGCCTTCTTCCTGAATTATGGGTTGCCTGTGAATTCGATTACCACGTCTGCGGGTGGCAGCATCTATCAGTGGCGATCTGACGTGAACAACTTCTATGTAGCGTCCAGGTCGGGAACTGTGGGGATGAATATCCAGGTTTACTGCGAGCTAAATATTTCGACCGACCCATCGAACATGATCACCGACATTCTACTCGTCAAGGACACCGCAGGGCTCTGGGTGAACTCTCGGTTCTACGAGGTGTTCAGCGGAGTTCGATAGCAAGCGTTGTGCGCTCTCCACTGTAGAAAGAAATGTAGAAACGGCCGCGGGAAGTGGGTGCGGGAGCCTGCGGGCTGGTGCGGGCTATTTCATTGGGTGGAAACGAGCATTCGCGTAACTCTATACGCTGGAAAGCCGTAGAAATGGCCCCTTTTCTGCCTTCTAAGCAGCAGGTCGGTGGTCCGAGCCCACCTGGTCCCATTATGGCATAAGGAATTGTTCCACGTGGAACGATGCTTTATCCAGGAGATGTAGAAAAAAAGTGGAAACGGAAGACCTTCGCCAGGACTTTTACCTCTATCCTCGACCGAGGAAAAAGGGGGCTGATGTATGGTACGTCAAGTTCAGGGACCCGAAGACTCGGGAGATCCTGCCCGGCCGCTCGAGCGGGAAGACGAACCAGAGGAGGGCGGAGGACTGGGCGAGGTCCGAATACGCGCGCCTCTCCAAAGAGTCGAAGCGCCCGCCCCTCACGATGCGCGAATGGAGCGCCTCCTTCTGGTCTGCGGACTGCGCCTACGTCCGCCGAAAGATAAACGACGACGGCCACTACGCCGAGAAGACCCGGAAACAGAACCGCCGCTTCCTTGAGAGGTTCATCCGAACCGATGACGAGCTCATGGACCTCCGGCTGTCCGACTTCTCGAAGGACGAGGTCCTCGCCTTCCGCGACAGGCTGATCGAGGACCGATTCGAGGGCAAGGCCTGCCGGACGGTTCAGCTCGTGATGTCGGCCCTCCGGACGATGATCAACTTCGCGAGGGACGGGGGGCATCTGGATGGGAATCCGTTCTTCCGCGTGAAGCTCGGGGCATACACCCAAGCCGAGAGGGTCGCTCTTTCGGAGAAGGAGCTCGATCTGGTCCTCGAGCGCGTCCGCTATGAAAACGGCGTCTACTGGATGGCGACGATGGTAGCCGCGGCGACGGGAATGCGGGCCGGGGAGGTCCGGGGACTCAGGGCCGGAGACCTCCGCCCGAAGGCTGTCCCTGTCGGGCTCATCTTCATCGAGCGGCAGCTTCTCCAGGCCAGCTCGAAGGACGCCCTGCCGAAGTGGGGGAAGAAGCGCACATGCCCCTATCCTCTATCCCTCCAGGAGATCCTCGAGCCGGAACGGAAGAAACTGAAGGACGACGATTTCCTCTTCGCCAGCGCGAGGGGGGAGGGGCACCTTCCGAACATGGGCTATCACCGCTGGTCGGACGCCTTCATCGCAGCGGCGAAGTCGGCCGGGGTGGAGGCGACGCTCCACTCGCTGCGGCATACCCTGAACACTATCCTGATCCAGCGGGGGATCCCCGAGGGCGTGATCCGCGCGGCGCTGGGATGGAGTGATCCGAAGATCCAGGCCAGCTACACCCATATCGACACCTTCGGGGCCACTTACAGGTCGAAGATGATCGACAGTGTTGTCGAGGCGATCCAGGGAAAACCCAAGAGAGGGACATCCGGTGTCCCTGTGGCGGGGCACAATGGGGGAATGATGAATGCGAAGCTGAAGAACCTGATGACGGGAGAGGTGATCGAGGTCCATTCGACCACGAACCATCCGGCATCGAGCTACGGAATTGAGGTCTGGGTTACGCCCGATGGGGAAGCGATCGGACAGGTCGGGATGCCCCTCCTCGGGTTCGAGTTCGAAGAAGCCCCCTCGCGGGCATGATCCGCGCGGCCCCCGGCTCCCGATCTGGGCTGGCATGGTGCTGGGCGGGGGCGTGGAGTCTACCGGGCTACGCCCTTCGCCTTCTCGTAGGACCTGGCGCCAACAAGCCCCAGCATCCCGACGACGAGCGTCATCATCTCCGAGGTGTCGAGGACGGGAGCCGCGAGGCCGAAGTAGGTCAGCAAGGGGAAGACGAGGAATTTGCACCCGAGCCCGAGGACGCAGATCCACCCGAGGGCGGGCCTCCAGTTGCCCGCGAACCCTCCCCGTGCCACCTCGGCTGCGTCCACCGCGGCCTGCGCCTGCGCGACCTGGGCCTCGATGGCGAGCGCGGCCTGCTCGAGCGCCGCCTGCGCCGCGGGGTCCACGACGGCCTTGCCGGTGATCGCGGCCCGGATGTCCAGCGCGGCCTTGCCGATGCCGGATACCGCGGTGCCGATCCCTGCCGTGTCGATGTTGATGCCTGCCATGCTTGCCTCCTAGGCCGGGAACTGGTAGTGCGGGCGGTCGGGGAAGTCGGTCCACCGCCCGCCCCACTCGAAGCCCTCGCGCTCGAAGCTGTGGGCGATGTCCTCCCACCGCAGGTCGGAGGCAGCGGGCCACTCGGGGCCGGCGGGGCCGAGCGGGACCACGTCGATCGCGCGGCCGAGCTGATGCGGGCTCCGGCCGGTGCCGCCGAGCGCCACGCTGGTCCCGTTGCAGTTGGTGACTGTGTAGCGGTTCTCGGCCTCGGAGATCGGGGCCATGCCCGCCCCGGAGCGCAGGATGTTTACCGCGGCGAGCGTCTCGCGGCCCTGCGCGTAGAGGGCTCGCTGTTCTGCCGTCGTGCGGAGGGTGGAAGAGATGAAGTGCGGTATCTCTCGTGCCTTGAGGTCGGCCAGGGCGAGTTCGGCTGCTGCCCGGGCGTCGGGGAGGAGGTCGGCGAGGGCGCGGCTCACGCGGAAATCCTCCGTCCCTTGCGGTAGATCTCCTGGGCAAGCTTGATCTCCGCGTCCGCCTCGTCGAGGTCGCCGTTGATCTCGTCGGTCTCGTCATGTGCCCGGCCGAGTTCCCTGCGGACGTACTTGTTCATGATCGCCGCGTTGGCGATGAGTGCTCCCTGGCTCTCGTCGGTCGAGTTGATCCGCTCGACGGCCTTCGTGAGGAGGTCCATGAGCTTGCCCTGGCCGGACTCGAGCCTGGCCAGGATCTCGGCGTGTTCCTTGACGTACTCCTCACATGGTGTCTTCATGCCTTTTGGCCCTCCCCCGATCTCGATGTTCCCGATCTTCGCCTTCCGCTTCATGAGGAACGCGCTGATCAGCTTCACTGTTCCGTACACGAGCAGGGCCGCGATGAAGGCGAGCATCACCACTCCCAGGATGTCCAGTGCGTCGTTGATTTCCCACTTGATGTTCATGCTCCCCCCTCAGAGATAGGCTGATTCGATCTTCGACTTCACGAGGCTGGAAATCCGCGCTGCTCCGACGCTGTTTGGATGGATCGTGTCCGCGAGCAGGAGCGTATAGGTCTGGGCATTGACCCCCTGGTCGGCTGCCAGGTCCGCGACCGGGAGACCGTAGTGCTTGCCCACCTGGCGGGTCGCCTCCGCGTAGTCGTAGCAGGTGAGCCCCGTCGTGCCGTCTGGGACGCTGATCACCGATCCCCAGGTGGTGGTCAGGAGGAAGATCCTTAAGGCCGGCTTCCAGGCGAGGAGCGTCTCGATGATGAAGCTGTAGGCCCCGTAGAAGGTGGTGCAGTCCTTGCTTCCCACCGCGGCGGCGAACTGCGTGTCAGGATTTCCTAGGAAGATGTGGTGGGCCTGGTCGTTGGCGCCTCCGAGGATGGTGAGGATGTCGGGGTCGGAGTTCTTGACGGCGAGGATGCGGGCGGGCTCCCAGAAGCAGGGATAGGTGGCGTTCACCGCGCCCCCCAGCGCGGTCGCCGGGACTCCGAGGTTTGTGTGGACCAGCCCGAAATGCCGCGCGACGGAGAGTTGCCAGAGGCCATAGTTGGTGATGCTGTCGCCGAATGACGTCCACTTTTTCCCGTCGAGCCCGCTGTTGCGCGTGATGAGCGATGGGAAGATGTAGCCGAAACGCTCGTAGGCCCCCGCTGACCCGGCGTTGACCCAGTAGCCGTCCCAGGTCGCCGCGCGGCCGCAGAACCGGGCGAAGTACGATCCCGCGGGCGCGGTGACGTAGCCGTCTGTCTGGAATGTCGACGAGTAGGTGAACCCGGTGTGGACCTTGTAGGCGTTGTACCAGTGGACGACCAGATCCTTGTCGAGGGCCGTGTACCGGCTTCCCGCGGTGACGGGGATGTAGCCTGTCGTGTTGAATGCCGCCGCAGCCGTGAGGACGTTGCTGTTCGAGTAGTAGTAGCCCACCAGGATGTCGGCGTCCGTGGGGTCGAAAAGGTTTGAGCCGAGCGAGAGGAAGGACATGGCGGGGGCCTTGAACCCGGCGCTGTCCGAGATCTCTGCCGCTGTTATCGACTTGGGCAGAAGCGATGCCGCGGGGATGATAATGTCCGAGTCGGACTCATAGCGGATCCTGAAGGCTGAGTATGATCCAGTGGCTCCATGGTTGACCCAGTACGTCGCCCAGGTTGAGACCCTCCCGCAGAACCGGGCATAGGCCGCTGTTGCCGGCGCGGTGGCATATCCTGGAGAGGTGAAGGTCTCTGTGTAGCTGAGGTGGGTTTTTGATGCCGTGTACCAGTGGACGATGAGGTCCTTGTCGAGGGCTGTATATAGCTCTCCCGCCACCACGGGGATGTAGCCTGTCGTGTTGAAAAGGGCGTTGGCCGTCCTGACGTTCCCGGTGGTGTAGTAGTGTCCAAGGTCGATGTCGGCGTCTGAAGGGTCGAACAGGTTGATCGAACCGATGTTGGTGAGGAGGCTGTTGAGGATCTTCGCCCTGGTGCCGACAGCGGCGATCGCCCCGAGCTCGTTCGCCAGAATGGATCCCGCCGCCGTGGTCCTCTTGTAGCTCGACCCATCTCCGATCCCGTCCATGCTCGCGGCACCAGTCGCAGGCGTGAGGGTGTAGCCGTCCGAGGTGAGCCGGTTGGCGATCTTGTCGCCGGTCGTGGCCCCTGTCGTGTCTCCGATCGCGGCGGCGGCGATGAGGCCTAATATCTTGGAGGAAGGTGAGGTGTTGAGCGCGTCCGATACCGCCTTTGCCACCCGTCCGAAGGTGTCACCCTCCGCCTCGGAGAGATCCTGCAGCTTGATCTGCGCCAAGTGTTTCCCGTCGATCTTGTCCGCGTCCAGGTTCGGGGCAGGCTTGGCTAGGAGCAGAAGCATGGAAAGGATGTCCCCAGGCGTCGCTGGAGCGAGGCCTAGGCTTCCGACCATGAGGTTCCCGTCCGAGTCGAAGCCAAGCCACTTGCTGGCCCGGGCCGTCTTTGCCGGAACCTCGAGAGAGGCATCCTCGTCTGTGACGGGGATCATGATCTGCCGGGAAATCATCTCCTTCAGCTGCTGCATGATCGCCGTGGACCTGTCGTGCATCCGCTCGAGCACGTTCGCGTCCATCTTGTCGCCGTTGGCGAGGTCGACGTCCTGGGAGATCGGGATCTCGCGGTAGATGGTGAGCCTCGTCGCCGTGGCATCCCATTCGGAAACCTTGGTCAAGGTCCCCGAGATTCCTGGATCGGTGAGCGTGAAGTCGGTGCTGAGGGCAAGCTCGATGTCCCCCGCCGGAGTGGAAAGGATCGCCCTTATCTCTGAAGCGGCGAAGAATGGGAAGTCGATCTCGTAGGCCGATCCCGTGGGATTGGCATACTGGATCTTGTTCGTCGCGGTGGCGATGGACATCGAACCCCTCCTAGGATTTCGTGTTGGGCTGAAGGGTCATCTCGACGAGGGCCCAGACCTCGCAGGCGGCGCTCTGCCGGTACTGGATCCTGATGTCGGTCATCTCCGGGATCGTCTCGGGGACCGCCTCGATGAAGAACGGGCTCATGTTCGAGGCCGAGCTCACCCCCAGGATGCAGTAGCGCCTCCAGTTGAGGCTGAAGAGGCTCTTGTATTGGACCTCGACGTAGCCGTATTTGGCGGTCGTGGTGATGTCGGGGAAGCTGGCGATGAGCTGTTCGATCTTGCCCGTCCAGCCCTTGGGAATGGTGAAGTGGCCTCCCTGGTCCTCGACCTGCCCGACGAGGATCTTCCCGAAGATCTTCGCCGGCGTCTGGGGGACTCCCGAGGTCCAGGTGTCCCCGGTGTCGGCGCAGTAGATGTCTCCCGCGGCGACTCCGCCCGATCCCTGCGAGGTGGCCTGGAGCCCGATGCAGCGCAGGCAGGTCGGGTTGGCCGATACCACCTTGGTGGTTCCCGCGAGCTCGACGTCTTCGAGGATGAGGTTGCCCGCGTTGTCGATGAGCTTCGCCTGGATGGTCTGGACCCCGGTGCCCGGGATGAACAGGGTGTGCGTCCCGCTCTGGGTGCCCGAGGTCGTGATGAGGCTGTTGCCCGCGAGCGCGTCGGCCTTGGTGAGGCAGGCGCTGAAGGTGTTGGCGTCGATCACCTTGGCATAGTAGGTCTGGCCCGCGACGAGCCCGGTGGGGAGGGCTCCCGTGGTCGTCAGCTTGAAGTAGTCCCCGGTGACGAGGGTGTGCGAGTTGAGGGTGATGACTCCGGGCGCCGCGATCGTCATGGTGGCGGCCCCCTTGGAGACCCACTTCGCGTCGCCAGCCGCCGATGAGCCGAAGGCGAAGACAACGGGAGTCGTGATGAGGGTCTTCGCGCTGACCACGCCCCAGGCGTCAGCCGCCGACGTGCTGCCGGTCCCGTTCTTTCCCCTAAGCTTTACCTGCATGGTTCACTCCTTATTCCGGCTTCCAGCCGGCGAGCCACTCAAGGTCACCGGACTCGATGGCCCGCATGATCCGCTTTATCTCGACGGCCGGCAGGCCCGAAGCCTGCGCGTAGGCCAGCAACGCCGATCCGAGCGCCTTGCCCCATTCCTCGTTCGACAAGTTCTTCTTCGTCGTGAGGACCTCCTGCCAGAACGGGAAGAGGTTCAGGGAGCCCTTGGCGTATCCCCCGAACACGAGGTTGGACACCATGCCACCGAAAACGGGGATGGCGTCGGTGAACTGGGCCCCGAAGACCTTGAGCCATTTCAGCCTCCGGGTCTCCTCATCGTCGTCCGGGGCTGGGAGGCCCTGATGGAGCGCGGAGTAGGCGATCCCGGTCATGGCTATAGCCACCGCGTCCCCGAGGGCGCGCAGCGCGTGGCCCTGCTTCATCTCATGGGGGATGTCCCAGCGGATCATGTTGTAGAAGCTGTTCAGGGGGTTCGTGAACATGACCGCGAGGTTGACCAGGTCGTTGTCGCTCCGGTAGAGCTGGGCGAGGTCCTGAACCCGCCCCGAGGGCTGGCCCCGGACCACGGCGGCATCTCCCGCGGTCCTTGCCTCGGCCTCGGTCTTCCCTTCCGCGATGGCCTTGTCGTAGACCGCCTGCCAGCCGATCGCGCAGGAGACCTTGTCGATGACGCCGAAAGGGGCCATGCCCCACTGCCCCATCTGCTTGATCACCCGCTCGTAGGCGTTCCCGTCGAGGCGCTTGAGCATCTCCACGCCGGCCTTCATGTCCCGGTTCTTGACCAGGGGGCTCTTCTCCTCGATCTCGCGGAGGAAGGTGGGGAGGTGGGCGAGGGCCTTCATCGCCGCCGCGGCGATGTGAATGGGCCCGGCATCGCCCAGGAAGGGCATCCAGGAGGTGACTGCCTGGACCGCGTAGCTGACGACGTTGTAGGAGAGCGCCGCGGTGGCAATCGTGGATCTCGCGGCGTTCACCAGCTTCGAGGCCCCGGTGCTGACCCGGTGGGCGTCGGGCCGGGCGAGGTCGCCTATGTACTTCTGGACCCACTTCACGGCGTCGGTGCCGAACTTCTGCTGGATCGCCCGCTTGACCCGCATGTCCCCGTAGACCGAATTGAGGCGTCGGATGACCTGGTCCTGGTGGATGAAGGCCTCCTCCTTCTGGACCGAGTCCATGAAGAGGTTGACGAGGTCGGTCCTCACCGGGGCCTGGAAATCCGAGCCGATGTCCACGCGGACCTTGGTCATCCCCTTCGGGACTGCAGCCTTCGCCACGCCTTCGCGCACCATGAGGTCGGCGGCGATCTCCTCGGACCTGGTCTCGAAGGTGATGTCCTGGCGCCGCATGGGGACGTAGCTGATCTCGCCAGGCAGGTCGATGTTGTACATCGCGCGGTAGGCCTGGCGGAGGCGGGGGAAGTTCTCTCGGTAGTCGGCCGCGATCGCGTTGGCGAGTTTCTTGGCCCGCGGGTCGAGCTGCTCGATTCCCTTCTCGATGACCATGGCGGGGATCCCGTTGCCTTCGATGAGCGCCTTCTGGTTCCGCTCGTTCCAGTAGCCGATGGCCCAGTACATCACGTCCTGCACCGTGGGCTTCCAGCCGTCCGTCCCTGTGAACCCACCGATGTCCATCTTCGAGTTCACGTCGATCCAGCCCGGGCCGTGGATCGGTCCGGCGGTGATCTCGAGCTCCTTCATCAGGGAGGTGATCCGTCCCTGCCGGCGGTCCACCCCGCGCATTTTGGCGTTCCAGGTCGAGTTGACGAGGTCCTGGAGAAGTTTCTTGTTGGGGCCGTCCTCCTTGCCGTCGAGGAGCTGGACGATGCGATCGGGCTTGAGGGCCTCGAGGTCGGCCTTCGTGATCACCCTGGACTGGTAGGCCTGGCCCACCGCCTTCTTCAGCGGCTCGCCGCGGAGGACCGCGTCCTGGACCTCGGCCTTGAAGCCGGCCCGCAACTTCTTCTCCCCGGCGATCTGGAGCCGGCGCTTCGTCCTGCCCTGGATGCGGAGGTTCTGCACTTGGCGGGCGAGGTCCTCGAGCTCGGCCACCGTCCACTCGTTGAGCGGCTTCGAGTTGATCAGCTCGAGGGTTGCCGGCTTAAGGAGGGCCGCGATGTCGGGGTGCTCGTGGAAGTAGAGCGCGCTCTTCTTCCGGGCGTCGATCGTGGACTGCCGCCGGAAGTTGGGATCGACCATCGCCTGGATCTCGCGGATCGCCTCGGCGTAGTCGATGTGGACCAGGCCGCCCGGCTTCCTCGAGATGCTTCGGCCGAGGGACAGCTTGTAGTCCCGCTCCGCCACGAGGGCCCGGCGCTCGGCCTCGAGCTCGCGGCGGTGGGCGCGCTCCAGGGCGACGGCGTCGAGCTTCACGAAGTAGGCGGGCAGCATCGATCCCTGCGGCGCGGTCCTCGTCAGGCTACGCACCTCGGCCTTCAGCCCGGCCGCGGAGGCTTTCAGTGCTATGACGGCGTCCCGCTTCGCCTGAGGGACCTTGGCCCCGGATCGCTCGAGCTTCCGCACCTCGGCCGCGGCCTTCTTCGCGGACTTGTCGGCCTGCTTCCAGGCCTGGTACTTCCCGGCTATCGCCCGCTCCTGGGTGGTGAAGACTGACGAGTATTTCGCGAGCTCCTTCTCGAGGCCCCCGATGACCTCGTCGCCGAGCTTGACCTCTTCCTTGAGCCTCGCCGTCTCTTCGGTCAGCTCTTTCTCTGTGTGCCGGAGCTCGGAGATCTTCTCCGCGGTGGTCTTGTTCTTGACCCGGGCCGCGGCCGCCTGCAGTTCGGTCTTGCTTGGGGTCTTGGGCGTGGGGAGGGGATCCTTGATCGCCTTCGCCTCGTCGGTCGCCACCGCGCCATCGCTCTCGGCCTGGACCTGGCGAATCATTGCCTCGTCCTGCCAGAGCCCGGCGGCGAGGTGCCGGATGTTCCGAACGTCGCCCCGGATCTGGGTCATCGCACCCTTGAGGGCAGATTCGCTGATGTCCACCCTCGATCCCTTCAGGGCGCGGAGCCCGAGGGCGTCGATGATGCTGTTGACCACGGCCGTCCCGCGCTTCGCCTTCTTCTTCTCCTGCCCGATGGAGACGAGGAGGCTCTTGAGGCCCGAATAGCCGTTGGCGGCGAGCTCATTGAGGAAGGCCCGGTCTGCCTCGGCTGCGTCTACAGGCGCTGCCTCGATCGCGGCATGGGCTTCCTCGTAGAACTTCCGATACCAATCCGAGCGCTCGGCCCGCGGAAGGTCTGGGACGGTCCCCTCGTCGATCGAGTCGACGTCGAAGAGCATCATGTCCTCGGCGAATTTCTGCCCAGATTCGTACTTCAGGGCCTCGGAGGTGAGGGACTCCCGAGTGTGGAAAAGTATATCGTTCATCTCGGCGAGCGCGGAGCGGACGACGTTGGGCCTATCCTCGGGTGTCGAGTACTCGTACATCGCCAGTCCCTTTGCCGCGATGGCCTCCTTGGTGGCCTGGCTAGTGGAAGAGGGGATTACGGCTGCCCTGAACTCGGAGAGGCCCACGATGCGACCCGGCTTGGCCTCGTAGTAGTCCTGGGGCCGGAAGGCGAGGGCGAGGGCGAGATCGACTGCCGTGTCCACGAGGTCGGAAGGGACCTTCGTAAATCCTGCAGCTGATAGCTGTTTCCTCATCCTCTCGGGGGACCTGTTGTTGTTCTCCCTGAGATATTTCCCGATCGCCATATAGATCGAGTCGAGGGCCTCCCAGGTGTCGTCGTACTTGTAGTGCTTGGGGAGACCCTCCTGGACCTTCTTGTTGAGGGGTTCGACCTTCTCGTCGTAGAAGGCCTGGCTTCCCTTCTGGCTAACGAGGTTGGCCTCGTCGTCCCTGATCTGCTCCCGGGAATGGAATGGACGACCGGCCATCGAGGCTGCCTTCGACGGCCCGTAGGTCATGGTCTTCTCAGTCCCCCGAAGGCCCTGCCCCTGCATCCAGGCCAGGACCGATTCGGCGTTGAAGGGGACCTTGCGGCCTCCGACCTTGATCGTCGGGTCCGAGTAGGCAGGGGCGAGGGTGTCGTGGATCCACCTCTCGTACTCATCCTTCCTGAGCTCAATGGCGCCCTCGACCGCTTCCCTGGTCTTGCTCTTGTCGATCTCGAGGTCGGTGGGGCTGTATTCCTTCGCGAAGCGCATCAGGGAATAGACCGAGTTCCCCCCTGTCCATCTTTCAGCGAGGTCCTTCGCAAGCCTCGCGACCCCATTCTCCTTAGCGTAGACCTTGGCGTATTTCCTGATTACCTCGGCCGCTCCATTGAATCGTTCTCTGTAGTAGTCCCCGCCATCACCGGGGTGGGCCTCGAGGTACTTTTTCACTTCAATCGCGGCTCCAAGCGGCAGGTTGAAGTCTGGCTCCTTCGGTTTCATCACCACTTCGGGAGCCTGTCCGTGCTCGTCGAGGAAGAGATACATGGTCGCGACATAGCTCTTTATTTTCTGTGCGAGGTACTCGGCCCCTCGCTCGATGTCGCTGCGCATCATCGTCTCTATACCGACGTAGTCGCCGGTCTTCTTCCCCGCCTTTCTCCATCTCGAGTCGAAGTCGTCGAGCTTCTTCCGGTTTATCTTCCAGTCCGGCTCGGGGACCGTTGGGCTCCAGATGTCCCGGTCGTAGAGGCGCTTTTGCTCGAGGGCCTCCCGGGCAACTTTGGGATCCGCGATGAGAGTTGAGTCCCCGAACTGGGTGAAGTCGATATCTGGCCGGGTAATGGCGATCGATGGCATAGGAAGGCCGCCGAATTCATCGATCTTTGGGATCTGGTCAGCATCGATATTGTGGAGTACTACGAGCGATACGCTATCTTTGCTGTCCACAGGGTCGGCTGAGTGGAAGATCTCCATGGGCTCGGTCTTGCCCTGATCTGCTTCGAGTTTCCTGATTTCCTCCTCGATGCCCTTCGTGCTAAAGGCGGGATTCCCAGCCTTGCCGTGCTCGATCTGCGCCTTGTAGAGCTGGATCTGGGTGAGTATCGCCTCTTGCCTGCCCATCTTCGCCCCGTCCCGCTCGAAGCGTGATCGGAGGGCGTAATATCCTTCCTCCTTGACCGCGCCCTGTGGCTGGGCCTTGCTTTCGGAGCCCCGATTGTTGCTTTCCTCGACCTTGCTTTTCTCGACGCCTTGGCGGGCCGTTTTCAGCGCTTCCGAGTTCTGGACCATGGAATCGTAGGCCGAACGGAGCTCGGGGGTGAGCTGGTACCGACTGCCATGGCGCGCGGCGATCCGCTTGAACTCCTCGACGTAGCGGGCGAGGGCCTCGGCGAGTCGCTGGAACACCCCGGCGAGCTCGGGCGTGGGGGCATTCCCGTCCTTCAGGTAGGTCTCGAAATGGTCGGCGAGGAACTCGAGGTCCTCGCGCTGCCAGTCTGCCCTGGCCTTGCCCAGCGCCTCCTCGAAGGCCGCCACCTGGTCGCCCCGGAGGTAGAGCCGTTCGGCCGCGTGGAAGAACTCATGGACCAGGGCGGTGAAGTCGGTGCCCTCCGTGACCTTGATCAGGGCCTTCACCTGGCCGAGGGAGTCCCGGGAGATCGATCCGGGAGCGAGGGCTGTCCCCGCCCGGTCTTGGAACACGATGCCCGCGTCGGCCTGGCCGTTGCCGAGGGCCCCGGTCTTGGTGATCGCCTGCCTCTCGAAGAGCGTCCCGAGCATGGAGTCGGTGGACTCGCCGTTGGCCTTCGCCATGGCGTCGGCGAACGCAAGGAGCCCCTCGGCCTTGGCCCCGATCTCCGGGTCTGCGATGCTATCCCTGATCTGGCGGACGAACTCGTTCCGGGTGAGCTGTTCCTTGACTGGCTCGTCGCTGGCGAACCAGGCGAGCCCGGCCTCGGGCCCGCGGGGGTTCTCCGCGACGAGCTGATCCCTGATGGCCCGGTTCTCGCTGGAGGTGGGGTTCCACTCGATGGCGACCCCGGGATTCTTCTCGATGAGGCTGCGGAGGATCTCAGGGCGGAGGTCCTTCCTGCCCTCGACCGAGTCGACTTCTATGCTCCCGTCCTCGGCCCTCGCGTAGACGACTCGGCCATAGAAATCCCCCGTCTTCGGGTTGCCGGCGCGGAGTATCTCCTTCGTGCTCCCGTCCTGGTTGGTCTCGACCACGGCGGGCTTCTCGGTGTAGAGCTTCCCCTGCACCCGCTCGATGGCTGCCTGCACGGCCGTGGCGCCCTCGGCCCCCGGTGCCGGCTTGGGCTCGAGGGCCGCCTCTCGCGCCTTCATCTGGGCCTGCTGCGCCTGGTAAATGGTCGTAAGGGCCTCGGTCTTCTGCTTCTCGGGCAGGGACTCGACGAGGGGCGACTCCCGGCCCCGGGCGATGAACTGGTCGAGGGTGGTTTCCCCCGCGAGGAACTTCAGCCGCTTCGCCTCGTTGGCGTTTCCCTTGTACTCGATTATGTTCCCCGGGATCCCGAGGAGCATCGAGGCCATGAACCCGCCCTTGGCGTTCTGCCATACGTCTTCGGCCACCTTCGCCGCGCTGTCCTTCTCGACCCCGTAGCCCTGGAGGACGGCCCCGAGGGCGTCGGCTCCCGCGCTCGTGAGCTGCTGGACCCCCTCGGTGATCCCCTCCTCGAGGTTCTCCGTCATGTAGCCGGCGAGGGCCTGGAGGCTGGCGCCCCACTTCCCTGAAACGGCGAGGCGCTGCATGACCTTCGCCGAGATGGTCTCGATGGGAACTCCCCCGAGCTTGGAGAGGGCCCCGGGGATGTTGCCGAGCGCGGTCTCAAGGTAGCTCTGGAAGATCCCCGAGGACCAGGCGAGGGGCTGGGCGATGTCGTCCCTGATCCCCTTCTGCCTCATCCGATAGTATTCGAGCCCCCGGGTGAGCTTGAGCATCTCCGTGAAGGATCCCGCCGCCGCGCCGGCCGCCGTGAACCCTCCGACGATGGCCGCCGCCGCCGCGGGCCCGAGGAGTCCGCCCGACGCCACCGTGCCCGTGCTTCCCGCGATGGCGAGGGTCGCCGCCCCTCCGATCGCCGCGCCGGACGCCGCCGCCGCCGCCCCGGACTGGAGCATGAAGGGACCCGACTGGCCGACGTACTTCAGTGCCTCGGTCAGGAAGGGCCGGGGCGCGCTGTCGGAGAGGGAATCGATCTGTCCCTGGATCTCGTCGAGCTGCTTCTTGAGGCCTTCGTCCTTCCCGCCCGAGTCCTGCCACTGGGTGGCGAGCTCCATCTGTCGGAGCTGGAGGGGCCCGATTCGGAATGAGTCGTTGATCGCCTGCCAGTTGTCCTTCGGAGCGGTGAACTTCCTCCCGAGCCAGAACTGGTTATAGGAGTCGAGGTTCCTGATCACCTCGTCGAGGGGCTTGTCGAAATACCTCGAGTAGGAGACGGCCGTGGCCCAGGTGTGCGCGGTGCCCTCGGGGTCGGGGGATACCTGCATCGCCCTGTTGATGATCCCGTACTCCCAGTCCGCCACGGGTAGGGTGTAGGAGAACTTCTTCAGGTTCTCTTCGCGCTGCTGCCCCACGGCCGCGGCGTCGGCTCGGATCCTGTCGAAGATCCTCGTGGCGTCGGTCTCGGCCTGGGGGGAGGCCGCGTCCCTGCGGATCTGCGCGAAGATGTCGCTCACCACGTGCTCCCGTCGAGCTTGTAGCCGAGCTTCTGGAGGTCTTCCTCGGTGACCGTTCCCGAATCGATGTAGGCCTGAATCGCAGAAGCCCGTTTCTTCTGGGTGAGGGCCGCGAGGCCTGAGGCTATCTTGTCCAGGGATACCGTCGGAGGAGCTGGGGATGCTGGATTCGGGGCTGGCTGGGGAGACTTTGCGACGTAGGGCTTCCACCCACCTCCCGGGGTCCGGTAGAGGAGCTCGCTCGTCTTCTGATCCGCCGAGGCCCTGAAGCGGTAGTCGACCTTCGTGTCGGGGTTGCTGAAGACAGCCTGGGCCGTCACGTCCTGCCCGTCCCGCTCGAGGTTGCGGACAAGCTTGGTCCCGAGGGCGGCCTCGGCCCTGCCCTGCTGGTAGTCGTAGAGGGCCTGGAGCTTTTCCTTCGCCCCAGGCGCGTAGCGGGTCTCTCCGTTGGTATCCTGGAAGACGAGGTCCTGGACCATCGAGCTCTTCGAGTCGAGGAGCGCCTGGAACCGCGCGGCGCCCTCGTCAACCGTCTGGCCTCCGAAGAGTCCGAACACCTTTCCCTTCTCGATGATGCCCTCGCGTAGGATCGTGTATTCCTTCCCCAGGTAGGTCTGGACTACTCCGTTGATCCTCTCCCCGAGGATCGCCGGGGTCATCCCGTCCTTCTTCGACTCCTGCACAATGTCGAGGGCGAGCCCGGCCATGTATCCCTGCAGCTCCCCGAGCTTGAGGCGTTGCTCCGCGGTGAGGTCCTTGTCGTCCTTCTTTCCGATGCTGGAAAGGTAGGTCGACGCGGCGACAGAATCGAGCTTGGAGAACATCTCCTTGTACTGGCTGGGGACCAGCGTCTTCAGCTTCCCCATGTAGGTCCCCATCTTGCCCGGGTTCGCCTGGGCCCCGTACATCTCGGTGAGGCTCTTGGCGTTGGCGAAGTCGATCTGGCCCTGGGAATAGGATTCGAAGGTGTAGTCGAGCATCCTGTCGGCTGTTTCCTTCTTCTCCGCGGCCGTAGCTGGCTTCGGCGATACGATTCCGAGGCGCTCCTCGAACATGTCGAGGACGGCCTTGTGGGCCTTGTCGATGCCAGCGAAGCTGTCCCGCATGTCCCCGTTCTTGATCCTCTTGTAGTCCAGCATCAGCTTGGAGGGGTCGTCCCGGTCCTGGTTGTAGAGCTCGTAGGCGTTGATCGATGAGAGCGCCGTCTGGAGATTGTCCACCTCGGCCATCGCCTTCGCCTTCCGGTCAGGGGGGATCGGGGCGGCCTGGAGGTCGGAGCGGATGGACTCGACCGTGTCTCCGTTCTTCAGCCTGTCCTGGAAGGTCTTGAGGTAGGAGCCCTTCGTGGCTGAGTCGAGCTCCTTCTCCTGGGTGGCGAGGTCCTTCTTCATCTGGTCGATGTCGGTGGGCTCGAAGCCCTTGAGCCCGTCCACCGCTGCCAGGCCCTCGTCGATTCCCGACTTCACCCCGATGGCGAGGACCTTGTTCTTCGCGATCCCATAGTCCACCTGGTAGTAGGCGGCCTTCTCCGCGAGGGCCTTCTTCTCCGGAGTGAGGTACGTGGCCTGCTCGATCTGGGCCTGGACGGGGGCATAGTTTCCCTCGCTGACCCCTGCCTTGATGGCCTCGCCCAGGTTGGAGAGGAAGGCCTTCTGCCGGTCCTCGGTGGCCTGGGAGTACTTCTGCCCGAGTGCCCACTCGTGGGCCTGCTGGTAGGCCCCCTCGACCTGCGCGGTCGCCCATCCCGCGACCCGGGAGAATCCCTTGAATCTCTCGCCGATCTCGGCCCGGAATCCCTCCATCATGCTCTTGGTCTCGGGGGACTCCTCGAATCTAACCGATCCGTCCTCCGCGGTGACGGGGGTGAGCTTGTTGTTGTAGACGTCGCTCTTGTACTGGTCCTCGAGCCGAAGGCGCATCTGGTAGGTGGCGGCCTTGGCCTTCTCCATCTCGCCCTGCTCCATGATCCCGTAGACGCCCTTGGCGAGCGCGAGGCCGGATTCCGCGATCCCCGTGATGGCCTGGCGGGTTCGCTCCTCGCTCTGGAGCTTGGCGAACTGGCGGTTGATGTCGTTCTGCTCTGGCATCAGGCTCGCCCTGTCGGCGTAGGCCCTCGACTGGAGCGAGCGGTAGATGGGCGAGTAGTCCAGAAGGGTGATTCCCATTACCAGTGCCCTCCGTCGTTCCCGTTGAGTACGTCGCTACCGCTACCTATTTCGACAGTCCCTCCGCCCTCGAGACCGGCCCCAGAGACCAGGACATTCCCCGGGCTCGCTGCCGGGCCTCCAGATGACGGGGCCTTTTCCCGAGCCTTCTGCGCCATCTGCTCGGCGAGCTGGGCCAGGACGTCGAGGTTAGGATTCGTCGGGTTCATGGAGTAGTCAACCTGGGCGAGCTTCTGGGCCGAGTCGGTTGAAGCCACGGCTGCCTGGGCGCTGGCCTGGGCCTGAGCCTGCGAGGCCTTCTGTTCGTCCGTCTTGGCGTCAGTCCCGGTTGTCCCCACCTTGTCCGTTCCCGTTTCAACGGGAGGAGTCGTTTCATCGCCGGATGCGGTGCCGCCACCGTCGTCGGTGAGCATGGAATTGATGTCGGCGAGGACCGACTCGAGCCCCTGCTTCGAGAGCTTGAGGTTCTCGAGCCCGGTCCTATAGATCGCGAGTTCCTCGCTGGCCTGGGAGACGGTCCCGGTGAGGGTGTCGAGCGCGCTAAGGGCCGTCTGGCCCATCGAGGTCTGCGCTCCCCCGATCCGTCCAGTGGCCCCCGCCACGACGTCGTTGACCGCGAAGTTGTTGTAGATCTGTTCGAAGGCGCTCCGGGTCTCCTTCTTCTTCATCGCGTCGGGGGTGGCGTCGGCGAGGGACAGGCCGTCAAAAGCACCTCCCGCCGCAGCCTTCGTCCCTCCGAACCAGTCGAGGAACGACTCGTAGGACCCGACCGCGCTCGTCGCCTCGGTGATAGCTACGTCCGTCTGCCTGAGCTGGTCCTCGATGCCGAACTTCTGCGCCTTGAGGTTGAGCTTGTTCTGCTGGTCCTGCAGCGCCTGGGCCTTCGCCGAGGCGTTGGCTCCCAGGATCGAGTTGAAGAGGTTCAGCCCGAAGCTGATGATGCCGAGGGTCTCGAGGACCATTCTAGACCTCCATGATGGCGATCTTCGTCATCGTGGCGAGGAGGGTGAGCGGCATCGGGTCCTCCTGCACTATGTAGACGTCGGCGTCCTCGTCCACCCGGCCCGAGAAGTCGACCTTGATGTCCCCTGTGTAGAGACCAGGGGAGGTCCCGTAGGTGTAGGTCCCGGAGACGAGGTAGATCATCGGCTCGATCCCATCCATAGTCTGGCCGATGCTCCCTCCCGCCGAGTTGAAGAGCCGGAGCGTGATCTCCTCGATCCGCTTCTTCTTCCCCTGGCTCGTCCCCTGCGCCGGCACTTCTGGCCGCACCATGAGGAGCGTCGAGCTGAACGGGTGGCCGATGTGGAGGTCATAGACTGCCCTGTCGTAGGTCACAGACCCCCCGCTCACCGTCTTCAGCGGAAGGGTGGCCCCGTCTCCAGCCGCTGCGACCACGGCCCCCTCGAGGTGCGCTAGCCCGGTTATGGTGGTGCTCCCCTGGGCCAGCGCCAGGCCGTCGTCAACGAAGTGGAGGCAGGAGATGTCCGTGTCCTGCCTGAAGTACATGTATTCGATCGACCTGGTTTCCCCGCGGAGCACCGACAGCCAGATCTCGTCTCCATTCTGGCCCCGGACCACCGCGATGGACTCGACGATTCCACCTCCGCCCATGACGTGACGCGAGCCTGCGACGATCGAGTCGGTGGTGTCTACTATCATCGAGACAAGGGCCCCGTCGCTCCGCACGAGCCAGATGATCGTCTCCGGGTCGGTCTGTACCCGAAGATCGATGATCCCTGGCTTGAGGATGTGCTCGCAGGCCCTGGTGATCTCGATGTCCTGCCATCCGCCCGACTCGAGGCTGAAGATCATGATCCTGAGGGCCTTCCCGTTGGCGGATACGTAGGCCATCATGTTGTCGGCATGGGCCCCCTGGACGTCGGCGGAACCACCGTAGGCCACTCCGTCGAGGTCGAAGTCGGCAGGGGTGGGCTTCGATGCGTCGGTTTCTGCCCAGGTCATGCGCGAGGTGGCGAGGATCGCCTTCCGCGCTGACATCGCCCAGCGGATCGCGGTCCCGCCCATGTTGCTTTCCATGAGGAATATGGCGGCCTCCGCGGTGGTCCCGATCGTGAAGTCGGTGTATCGGTCGGCTCCCGTCGTGGAGTCAGGCGCGCACGAGAGCCAGATCCCGGTGGGAGCGGTGTCGGTCGCGGCGAGGAGGAGCCTGCCGGCGTGGAAAGCGCAGACGGCTGGATAATTCGTGGCGGAATCGAAGGTCACCCCGGTGAATGTCGGCTCGCTTATCGACCAGGTCGCCGTCCCGATGTTGTAGTCGATCCGCTGCACCTTGTGGTTGTGGTGGGTGATCCAGAGGGATCCGGCGTTGAGGGCGTATCGAGCCTGGAACAGCTCGGCCTCGGTGATCGTCGTCACCAGCTCGGTGGGAGCGCCCACGACCGCATGGGTGGCCAGGCTGAAGACCCGGGCCTTGAGGTCGGTGAGCTCGATCACCCAGTTCGCTCCCGAGGTGTCGATGAACTCGACCAGCCTGGCCTTGAGGGTGGGATCGAGGGGGGAGATCCGTCTGGTCTCGCCCGCGTGGTAGCTCCCGGGCCGGCGGCGAAGCGGGCCCTGCCTCATCGGGAGGAAATTCTCCATGATCCGGGCGCCTCCGCGGTACGCGGAGAGATCGATCCTTCCCTCGAGGAGCGGGGAAAGCTCCCCGCCAGAGAATGCGTTCTGGATGAGGGTCGTGAAGGACACTACCTGATCTCCGTGTACCAGGGCTGCTGGTCCTGGTCCTGGGTGCGCCTCGCGTCGGAGGCGATCGCCTCGTCAACCGCGTCCCGGTCGTCCTTGAGGATGCGAGCGGAAAGGGTCTCCGAGGAGGTCATGGGGGTGGTGAGGCAGAGGGCGAGCCTCGTCGATATGGCCTTCTTCATGTAGCCAGGGAGCTTCGCCGGATCCGCTGGCCGGGCCAGGTAGGTCAGGTAGACGGCGTCGGCGTCGGTAGCCAGCCTGTCTCCCTCGATGCTCCATGCGCTGTCGCCGGCGTCGACCGAGATGACCCGCACGAGGTCGCTCGGGAGCTGGTAGAAGTATGCGGGGCCGAAAGCAGGGACGGCGACGAGCTGGTTGAGCGCTGCCCGCGTCCTGCCCACGGTCCAGTCGAAAAGGGAGTAGATCTCCTCGATCGCCTGACCGAGGTACAGGTTGCAGTAGCGGGCAAGGGCAGATCCCTCGTCGAGGTCCGCGATGGTGCCCTTGCCGAGCCGCCCCAGCGCCGCGTTGCAGATTTCCACCCACGAGGAGCTGTAGACGACCGCCACGGCCTAATCCCTGGCTGCCTTGATGGCGTCGATGATCTTCGCCTTGCTGTCGTTGGCGCCGACCTGGATCCCGAGGCCCTCAGCCATCACCATGAGGTCGGGCTTGGTCTTCGCCATGAGGTCGTCGGCCTCTGCGGGGCTCTGGAAGGCAGCCACCGCGGCCTTGGCCTCGGCGTCGATCGGGGTGGCGTGGCGGAAGAAGTGCCCCGCAATCCGCTTCAGGACGTCCTCGCCGGGGGAGTAGGACTCGCCCTCGTAGTAGGTCTTGCACTCCGTCGAGTCGAAAAACCTGTCGTTCACCAGGAAAAGCATCTGTCTCGCTCCTTCTTTGAAGAGGGGCCGCCCCTCGCGAGGCGGCCCCGTTGGCCTAGAGGTTGGCTCCGGGCTCGATCCAGCACGTGATGTCCTTCGTGGTGAGCGTCCCGCTGGACGTGCCCATCGCGTAGAACTTGAGGAACTTGCGGTGCTTGAGGGGGACCTGCATGACCTGCCTCGTGCCGGCGGCGCAGGCCGCGGCCGAGTACGCCGTGCGACCGATCTCGACGTAGGTCCCGCCCACGGTGTCGCAGTCGTAGAGCATGCCCAAAAACTGGTCCCCGGAAGCCATGGCCGCGCCGAGGTTGGAGAACACCGCGAAGAGGGCCTCCTGGTTGCCCGTGCGGTGCTCGGAGAGCCGGAACCTGCTGTCGATGGTCCCGAACTCGAAGGTGTCGCCGCCCGCCACCGGGGTGTCCTTGGTGGCCCCGAGGGCGATGACGGTGGAATTGATGAGCGAGGTGTCGCGCATTGCCTTTCTCCTTTGGCCTAGCTGACCACGGTCTCGGTGTCGATCAGCGCCTCGCACATGCGGACGGGGATCCCGGAGATCAGGGTGACGGGGCCGAAGTCGGCGATGTCCCTGATCGAGTACGCCGCGTTCGTCTTGTTGTAGGCGTCCGCGTCGATCTGGCCCTTGAGGGTGCGGTTGGCGAAGCTCACCGCGTTGCGGCCGCCGAGGGGGAGCCGGTTCTTGACGAACTTGATGTAGTCCCCTGGGGAGAAGATGTTCGTGGTGCCCGCGGTCTCGATGTTGGCGTAACGGATCATCGCCCGCTCGTTGCGCAGCACGATCGCGGCCCAGATCTCGTAGTGCCGCACCCAGGCCCACATGTTGCCGGTGCCGTTGGGGATGGGGACGAGGTTGAGGCCCCGGTCCTCGGAGACGATGCCCGGGACGCCTGACTTGTTGTAGGCGAGGTAGATCCCGGAGGGGCCAAATTCGAAGGTCCAGAGGCTCGAGGTGTCGCCGCCCGACCCGCCGCCGCCGATGCAGTAGGTGCCGAGGGCGGCCCGGCGCTGGTTGAAGCTCTTCATGGCGTCGGGGGTGGAGACCCCGGCGTAGAAGAGGTTGTAGACCCAGTCCTGGATGAGGCCGGCGAGGTTGAGGGCGTCCTCGGAGTCGCGGACCTTGTAGGGGTCGTCCGCGGAGGCGAGGGCCCGGGTGTCGATCTGGCTGTCTCCCTCGTACAGCTTGACGGGCTCCGTGATGTAGTCGGTCTCGGAGCTGATGGCGGTGACGGCCCCGTTCACCGTGGCGAAGGCGCCCTTGCCGAGGCGCTTGGCCTGGAGCTGCTTGTTGTAGGCACCGTGGGTCGACGGGAACCAGGGGAACTCGTCGACGACGTCGTTCTGCTGCGCGAGCTCGCCGACGACGGCGGCCATGTCGTCGTAGCCCTCGCGCTTGTTGACTTCGGCGAGGGTGAGGTTCTTGTATGCGGTAAGTGCGCCCATTTGCGCCTGCCTTGAGGTTCGATTTCTCGTGGACCCGAGAAATTCGGTGCGCCTTAAGACACCAGGGCGTCAGGGCAGGGCCACCCTCGAAGGGGTTTTCCGTATCCGGCGCGACGAGGTTGATCGTCGTGCGCGTGGGGTCCAGCTCGGTGCTGTCCCGCAACGCGGGTTTTCCGTTCTCCCTGGAAAGTGCCTGCCATGGTCATCACGTCCCCTCTCGGGGCGGCAGGCTGCGAAGGAGCCCGGATGGTTCGATTTCAGTAATGCCTCATTGTTTCGGATCTGTCAATGCTTGGGGCCGTACTGTTTCTCGAAATCCGGATGGTAGGTTATCCCGCTCTTTCCCGCCCTTTCCTTCTGCGGTTTTTCCTCGGAAGATTCGGGCATCTGGACCTTCGCCTCAGGCTTCATCTCCGGTATCGCGCTCATGATCGACTCGAGTATGTCGCTCATCCACTGCTCCCCTTCCCGCCATAGGCGGCATCGAACTCGGCCGAATAGTGGCCCTGCTTTCCCTTGCTCTTGGCCTCAGGTGGGCCCTTCCTCTTGCCGTCGACGAATGGCGCATCACCCACCCTCTCCTCGAGCTGCGCGAACAGCCTGACATAGCGGACGTCGTAGAGGATGCCCTTCGCGGCCATGTCCTTCACGAGCTCCTGGTCCCCGACCCGTTTCGCCATGAAACTGATGAGGCGGTTGCGCGTCTCCTGGGCCTTGTCCGCGTTCCCGCCCACGGCCTCGAGGAGACGGGCATCGAAGGTCTCCCGGGCCTGCTTCTCCGCGGCCTTCTGCGCCTCGCCTCCGCTCCGGGCTATCCCGGCGACGAACTCGAGGCTCTTCGCGGCCTGTTTCTTCGTCATGCCCGCGGTGTGCGCCATCGTCCTGAAGGCCTCGAGGAACTCCTTGCCGCCGGGCTGGTCCTTCACCAGCTTCTCGTCGAGCTCGTAGCCCTCCGCGCTCTCGGGGATCCCCATCTTCTTGAGGAACGCCTGGATCTCCTCGGGCTTCGCATCCTTCCCCGGGAGGTAGAGCGCCCGCTCCGCTTTCCCGGAGAGCTCGATGTAGTCCTGGAGCAGGTCGCCCATCTTCCCGTGCTTGATGAGGGAGGGGTGCTCGCGCAGTTCCTTGGGGACCTGGGTGAGCCACCCGGTTGCCGGCTTCGGCTCGGGCTCGGGAGCTGGCTCCGCGGCGGGTGCCGCGGGCGCCGGATCGGCTGGTGGAGCGGCGGGGGGCCCGCCTCCTCCCTCGTCGGGACTGAAGAAAAGCCTAATCATCGGTTCCTCCTTCAATGAAACGGCGCCGCTCGGCGGTGATGTCGTCGTCGTTGGCCGTTCCAAGTATCGCCTGGGTGAACTGGTAGACGTTGAGCGGGTGGATCACCCCGATCTGGCCCAGGAGCCAGTTGCAGAGCGCCACGAGCTCGGGGTTCACGGTCTCGCGGTTCATGGAGAAGTATCCGGCCTGGTCAAGGATCGCCCCCATGACCACCGCGGTCTCCGGCCGGCGCGGGTCGAGCACGGTGCGGAAGACCTCGCGGACCTTGCGCTGCTCGTCCAGGTCTTCGACCGTCATTCCTGCGGCCCCGCCACGAGCGTGGCACTGGGGCTGCCAGCCTCGGGGGCCTTGGCTCCGGCCGTGTAGACGAGGGCCTGGGTCTTGGCCCTCTCCATCTGGAGCTGCTGGTCCGCGATCTGGGCCTGGGCCTGCGCCCTGCGCTGCTGCATCTTCTGGACGTCGATGAGGTCGCGTACGATGCGCTTGTCGCAGTTGTAGGCCTCGCTGATGACCTGGACGTAGGCGTCGAAGTCGACCGAGTCGAGCTTGGTGGGGTCCTGGGTGATCTGGGCGACCTGGAGGATGCGGCCCACGAACTCGTCGGTCTCGTTGAGGAGCAGGTATCGCTTCTGGAGCTGGGCGAGGGGGCTGATAAGGTCGATCCTCACCGACCTCCCCTTGAGCATCTGCGGGATGGGCGGGAGCCGGCCGTACTGGAGTTCCATGGAGAAGAGGTCCTCGACCGCTGGCTCGAGGAACTCGTAGGTGAGGCGCCCCGCCATGGCGGCGAGCATGGCGGCCTGCTCCCCCTTCATCGCGGCGACCTCGGTGGCGGTCTTCACCCGGTCGAGGTTCGCGCTCATCATGAGGAAGAAGTCCACGTAGTAGCTGTCCCGCACAGACTTCCGCATCTCTGCCATGTCGGCGGCGATCCCCTGGAGGTCTCCTGTCACCGCCACGGTCCCGAAGTCCTGGCCCGCGCGCAGGAAGTGCTGGGCGTTGGGCTCCATCCTGATCCCCTGGGTGCGCATCCCCTCGGTCGCCTTGATGGGGGGCCGCGCGGAGAGCTGGACCAGGCGGGAGAAGTCCTTGCGCTCGCCGTTGAGCTGTCGGACGTTGGAGGCCTCGATCATCCCGGGGGAGTCGACGCCCCAGACGTCGCCGTCGAGGTTCCGGCCCCAGCGCCAGACGAAGAAGGGCTTCGAGTCGTATCCGCCATCGGCCACGGGGTCGAACTTCTCGACGTCCGCGACGTAGAGGCTGTAGAAGGCCCGCTTGCCACGGGGGCCGAAGTCGAGGTCGAACTGGCCCTCGGGCAGGACGATGTGGATGAACTTGAAGGGCCTGGTGCTCTTCGAGCGCAGGGCCTCCTTGATCTGGGCAGGCAGGGAGTCCTCCCCGAACCGGCTCGCGGCCTCCCACGGCTCGAGGTAGAACTCGCGGAAGAGGGTGTCGACCTCCCCGTAGGTGTTCTCGCCGATGAGGCAGCGCTTGAGGTGGAGGGTCTTGTAGCAGGGGATCCCCCGGGCGTAGTCGTGCTCGCGGAACATGATCCCCGTGCCGAAGTCGGCGCAGCTCTTCACGAAGCTGCGGCCCTCGTCGTAGAAGTTGGTCTTCGCGAGCCGGCGCACCATGAGGAGGTTCGCCTGCTGGAGCCACTGGGCGGCCTCGCGCTTCTTCATGACCTCGGGGTCCTCGGTGGCGATCCTCTGCCAGTCCAGGTTGCGCCCGAAGCTGTAGGCCTGCAGCCCCTCCGCGAACTTGTTCGAGTCCTTCATCGCCTCGGTGTCGAAGACGTCGGCGAACGATGCCGGCCCCTTCCCCCGCTGGGGCTCGACGTCGTCCCAGTCGGCCATGGAGGGGTTGATGAGCCTGGCGTTCTCGCGCCAGACGGCATCGTAGCGCCGGCGCCCCTCGAGCCAGGAGTTCCTGATCGCGTACAGTCGGTCGAGCGCGTCCCTCGAAACCTGCGGCTTTGTCGTGTTCAGCTCGGGCATGGATGCCTCCTCATAGGTATTCCATTGGAGACCAGTCCCGATCTTCCCTTCCGCGGGGAACTGGCCGCTCCTTGATCTCGTTCTCGTGGTCCTGCAACATCCACCACGCCGACATGAGGTAGCAGACGATGAGGTCGTCGTGGATGTCCTCGGCCTCGGCCTCGAAGCGGACCCGTCCGGTCTTCTCGTTGACCTTGCCCCGGAATCCGCCCAGTTGGTCCCTGAAATCCATGGCCCACTTGATGTCCTCGTCGCACCTGACCCGGTCCTGCTGGGCGAGGAGCTTCCCCGCGTCCACGAGGTCGGCCTTGGGGACGTGGATCTCCTTGATGCTCCTGGTGGTCGAGAGACCCTGCTTCTGTCCGAAGACCCCGCCGAAATCCCAGAAGATCGTCTGCACCTGGTTGCCCGCGGTGAAGATGACTGGGATGGGCTGAAGCCCCCGGTCCCGCAGGAGGTCCACCGCGGCCTCGCCCACGCCCGTCCCGTCGACCAGGAGGTCGCAGTTGTCCTGGAGGTCGGCGTGGCCCACCCTGAGGGCAATCTTCTCGACCATCTCGGGGTAGGTGAGGCCGTTGAACTTGTCGATGTGGAGGATGTCCAGGGTGTTGATGATCCGGTCGGGTGACCCGAGCGCGGGATTCCCGGGCACGATCTCCGGGGTCTGCCTGACGACAAAACCCGCGGTGAAGTCGCGGCGCTTGGCGATGTCGAAGACGACGGCGTATTCCTGCATCTAGCTCCTCATTATGGGCCAATTGCCCATCTGGTCAATCGTCGGCGAAGACGGGCCTCTTCAGCTTCGTCATCCGCGCGCCCTGCACGTTGATCGGTGCCGGGGGCTTGCGGAAGATCCTGGAGATCTCCTCGTCTGAGAAGACCTGCTCCTCGGGCTCCACGAAGGCCGCGAGCTGGTTCTGGGCGTACTTGAGCGGCCCCTGCTTGGAGAGGGCGAAGAGCTGCTCCTCGAGGTCGCGGTGCCTGGGCGAGTAGTAGGCCCGGATCCCGTCCTTCGCCCGCATGGCCCTGTACTCCTCCTCGGGCATCGCGGGGAGCAGGTTGAACCTGTCCTCCGGATCTATGTCGAAGGGCGCCCTGACCTCGAAGCGCTCGAAGCCGGGGTCCCTGAAGCAGTCGGCGAAGAACCTCCCGGGGTTGCCCTGCTTGCCGTTGGGGCTCGAGATGATGATGAGCTCGCACTGAGGGTTGCCGTTGAGCATGGGGATGAGGCAGTCGACGTAGATCTCGTTCGCCACGTAGCCCCCCTCGTCGACGATGATCAGGTCGGCATCGGGGTAGCCGCGGGCGCTGGTCTCGGTGGCGGGGACCACGATGACGCGGGAACGGTTGGCGAGCTCGAGCTGTTGGTCCGAGGATCGGGTGATCTGCGGATACTTGGGGTCCACCGCGATGAAGTCCCGAACCAGGCGCATGTCCTCGACCGCCTGGGTCTGCGTGGCCCCGAGGATGAGGGTGACGCTCCTGGGGTAAAACCGGGCGCGGTGGCAGGGTTTCGCGCTGATTACCCGGCTCTTCCCGCCGCGGCGGGCCCCGTTGATGACCTTGCGCAGCGAGCGGCTCTCCAGGACATCGTCCTGCCAGGCGTAGGGGCTGAAGCGGAGGGACTCGAGGTACTTCCTGATCGAGAGCGTGTGCATCAGGTCTTCCCGCAGGTCAAGCATTCCCGAGCCCCTCGATGATCCGCTTCTGGATGTCCGGATAGTCCTTCGTCACGTTGATGACCAGGGCCTTCAGCTCAAGATAGCTCTGGTTGTAGTTGGTGATGTTGACGACCTGGCCGCTGATCTTGCCCTCCAGCTTCGCGAGGAGCTCGAGTTGCTTGGCTATCGCGTTGGCGGTCTGGACGATGAGGTTTCGCGGGTCGGCGCTCTTCATCTTCACCTCCCACGGCTGGTATCCCTGCTCGTCGACCTTCTCGAGGAGCCACGCCAGGGAGGCCTTCTTCGTGATCATGCGTCCGGTGTCGGGCTCGACCTCCCTGTAGACCACGTCGAACTCCCACGCCCGCGGGTGGAGGTCGTACTTTCCGGGGTTGTCCGGGTCCTGGAGGTACTCGTCGCAGGCGTCGTAGAGCTTTCGCATCCTCTGCATGACGTACTCGATGTTTCCCTTCAGCGTCGAGTCGGCCTCCTTCGCGAGCGCAGTCTGCTCCTCTGCCCGGAGCTTCGCGACCTGCTCGGCTATGTGGACCTCGAGGTATGAGTGGAGGCAGGACTTTGGTACGCCGTATTTCCCAGCAATGTCCCGAAAACCGTCTCCCCTGAGGAGGGCCTTGATGATCATCGCCTTCTTTGGGTGGGTGTCGACGGTGTACCGCCTTCCTGCCTTGGGCATCAGTATGCTTTCCAGTCCCTGACTGAGTCGATGTCCGAGGCGCTTGGCTTCGCGTGGGTTCCTGGAACCCTGATCCCCGGGCTCGAGGCGTAGGCGAACCAGGCGTCCCGGCCGAGAGGCTTGATCAGGATCACCGAGAGGATCCCTCGGGGCGTGGTCCGCTTCATGGGCGGGGAGACGGCCATCTTCATCTTCGAGGCCCGGCCGGCCTCCTCGTGGCTTCGGTAGGTCATTGGCACGCTATTCCTCCTGGCAATTGTGGATGGGGCGGGCAAGGCGGATGCGCATCGTGCTCCTTGGACCGAGGGCCCCGAGAGGCCCCCGGCTTGTCACCAAGTCTCTCTAGAGCCTAATTTTCTCGAATATGCGTGAAACGCTTTCATTGGCTTTTCGCATCTGGATCATCATGTCGCCCAAAAATTTGCTCATCGGGCAGGTTGCCGGGGGATTCGATGGTCCTCCCGCCATGATATTCGCGTTCGGTGACGCCGACGTGTTATCTAGGACGGGGACGAGAACTGCTTCTAGCTTCTCGATTTTTGCCTGCATCCTGCCCACTTCGGCTGCGAGCTCGT